GTAAAAACAGGTGTTTCTCTTCCATAAGCATCTTTGTATACTACACCTGCTTGATATGTTCTTATTGACTTGATAGAACTGTATGGCAGCGTTGTAGAAACCGAGCTACCCTCATCGTTAATTAATAAATCGGGGTATTCTGTAGAAAACAACGACGTAAGTAGTTTAACCGGTGTTGAAATCTGTCCTGTAGTTTCATTAACAACGCCTACAGTGCTGTAGTTTTGCAAGTAGTTACCGTAAACAATTCTATTGCCAATTATTTCTTGAGACTTAGCTCTGCGAGGCACGTTATCCCAAGGTCTAAGTAATTGATTAGCTTCAACAACCGCGCCAATTAATTCTGTTTTTATTTCGTATTCTGTAGGCAAAGTGGTGTTTTGATAATCACTTTTCTTTAATGTATCTACTACGTAAACAGCTGTGTTGCTAGATTCTTTGTAAAGTATATCAATTTCAGAAATTTCGTCATCGTTCCAAATTAAATCCTGAATTATAAGTTTTCGTACGTTGTTAGTCATTCCAACATTATAGCCGTCGGATGAAAGATATTCAAAGTCATTACCAATAAAGGCTACTGATGAAAACGGAGAGTAACAAGAATACTCGTTGTCTATATATTTCCATCTGTATGCAAATCTTGGAAAAACGTATTCAAATAAAGGCTTTTTTTCTACTAAAAGCACGTCCCAAGATATAGCTTCAACCTCACCTTCACTGTCTAAGGATTTATTTATGTTTCTAGAAATAGCCTGTATTTCACCAGTTATAGAAGTGCCATTTATAGCATATATTTTTAAACTTATTTCATAATTGTCGTTTGGCCCAAATTGGTTAACCATTTCTCCCGATAATATCAATATCTCTCCAACCTGTAAAGCGCTGCCAGGTGTTTGGTTTACTTGAAAAGTAACTCTTCCGTCCCAATAAGGCGCTGTGTTTAACCCGTTAGGGTAAGGTGCAGATTCTGCGGGATTTAAGCTTGAGTTTTGAAAAACATTTGGGTTGCCTGTGACTGGATCTATAAGATCTAAGTATTGAGCATATGTAGGTAAAGATTCAAATGTAGTAGGGTTAATTATAATATTTGGCTTGTAAGTGAAGTTTTCAAGATCTAAGTAACCCCAGCTTGTAGTAAGCGGGTCTAAGCCTGTACCTGGTTGAGGTGTTTGCCCTGGGTTATCAGAAGCGCTAGCCCCCATGAAATGCGTTGGGGCCTCTAAAGGTGATAGCTTAATTGTAGTAACATCTGCTTCTACAAAATCAGGGCGTCCAGATAAATTTGTGTTATAGCTGTCTTGATTAGGTTCCCACTTAGGAATTTTAGTTTGAGTAACAAAATTAGTAGAACCTGTTTTAAACTTCTCAATATTGATTTTTTTAGGCTCAGTTTGATCGTCTGTCCAGAATAAAAACTTATCAAGTATATTTATGCCTGTAATTAAATAATCAGCAGAAAAATTTAAAATGCCTGCGGTGTCTACTAATACAGGGCTAACTTCGTTTTTTGTTTGGTCATATTCTGCAATTGCACTAATACCATAACTTGCTATAAACCAATATATTCTTTCGTTTATATCATCTCTATAAGATCCAATACAAACAGGGTTTGTCATGGCGTCTATATAGTCACCTGTCCAAGTTGCTCCAGTACCTGTTTTAGAGCGCAGTTGTATTGTACCTGCAATATTTTGCATAGCCCCAACATCACTTGCATCGGAATTTGCCAAGTCTAAATTTAAAGCGTCTCTATATTCTCCATTCGGAACTAAACGTTCGTCAAGGTCTTTGTTCATTCTCCCTGCTTGGAAAACATGCACAAACTCTGCCATATATTAGTGTTTTATTACTTTGGATTTATTACGCATAACTTGTGTAATCTCCTCAATTTTAATATTTGATAATCTTATTTTAGCATTTCTTTTAGCCGCAGAGGTTTCTCTCTTAAAGCGTGATACTAAATATTCGGGTGTATTTGCTCTTGTAGATAAAACGGCGTAAGCTATATACTTATATAAAGCCTCCTCTGCAAATTTATGCACAACCATTTCTTCGTCAGTGCCAAGACCGTCTGAGATATATTTTAATGTAACTATTTTCCCAACGAATGAAGAATCAAAGAATATAATTCCTTGAAGTTTATCTATATAAAAGACTCCGTTAGTTTGTGCTTGTTGCGGCGAAAGCCCGTAGCGTCTTCCAAAATGATTAAAATAATAACCGCCTCCCAGCTTATTATCTAAGTTGTCTATGTTATTATTAACCTCATTGCGGCTAGTTGACTCAAACCTTTTCTTTGTTTCTGAAGATTGCGCGGATATTATTTCTTGATCTTGCTCATCAAAAAGATATTCATAATTATTGTCTTGTAGAATTGGGAATGGGTTACTAGTGTGCTGAGCTGGATATATAACGCGTTCTATGCCGTTAGAATCAACCCAAACTAATTTTACATAGTTTACGTAGTCTTTAGGTAATACGAAGTTTAAATTAGGCCCTATTTCAATTTCAGCAGATTTAACTGAAGGTAGTATATCAAAGCTAAACTCTTGAATGCCTCGTTGTGCATGGAAAGCTACATCCGTTCTTTTAACTTTAGGTATAATTTTTTCTTCACCTACATAAGATATAATAAAATTGTTTATAATATCTTTAATGCTAGTGAATTGATAATTGCCATAATCTTCATCCCAGCTATTCCAAACGCTATCTGGGCCTAAGTAGTATTGTTCGTCTGTTTGATTTATTAAACCCATATGTTATGCTTTTTCTTGTTGAATAGTTTCTTGCTCTTCTTGATTCATAACTTGATACAAGTTAAGATCTTTTATTAATATGCCTGATAATTCTAATATTTTAATTACAAGCTCTGTTTCTTCCGATGGATGCAGCTCAAAGTTAACCGAATTAGCAGCATTATATAAAGGCTCGTCAAATACTATTTGGTAAGCCCATTGAACCTTAGCGGGTTTCTTTATGTATTGAAACTCAACTTCAGTAACGTCTGTTATCTCGCTATTTCCATAAACTCTGATTCCATTTGTGTTTGCTACAAATACAGGTCTGACGTTTTTAGGTTTTGTTAATGGGGATGAGTTTATATATAAAAACTCGTTAGCGTTAATACGCTCTGCTTCAATGCTTTCTGTAGATGATACACCGAAGGAATTTGTTGTTGTATTTTTATATACCACTGTTCCTAATCTATATAGATCAGTTGGCTCGTCAAAAAAGTTTCCTGTACGAGTTGGTTGCGCTGAAGTTTCAAATATGTTAATTTTTTCATTAAGTAAGTTTAACATGTCCGAATACTCTGTGCTGTTGCCTGGTATTCTACCAAACTGGTTTATATCGTAAAAGTATTGTTCGAATAAATCTTCTTGCGCTTGATTAGCGAATAAGTTAAATTCTTGAGCTGTTACATAGCCTCTTTGTTCTTTGTTAAGTATGCCAAGCACTCGCTGGTAAACACTATCCACGCTTATTGCCATTTGTATATTTTTTTATTATTTATAGTAATTAGGCCACCATTATAGCGGCCTAGCTACTATAATTAGTGACTTATTTAAGTCTTTTTAAAATTGTTTTGTAAACTTCCATTCCATCATCAGTCTTAAAGAAAGATGCTAATGCAGAATAAGGATGTTCATCAAAAGGAACTGTCATTAATTTTCTGTTTCCATCGCCGTATGTAAACGTACGTTGATCTCCAGAAAGTTTTAATATGCCGGCTTCAACGGCTTTAGCCCCTGTGTTCCTTAGCTCGACAGAATCGTCGTTTGCTAATTCCATAAATAAGATAGGATTTCTTTTTGCAAAGATCATCAAATCTCTTTTTAATTCACTTGAAGATAATGTTGTAACTTTTTCTCCAAACTCAGATCTTAATATCGCTTCTGCAAGATCAATATCCATACTTTTAGCAGCTGTCAAAGCTTCTAATTCGTATTCAATCCAATCTAATTCATTAACAGAATCTTGTACTGGATCCAGTTCTTTGTATATTTTGTCTTTAAAAGGGTGATATATAGATAACAACTTCTGTAAAGCAACATCTTCTTTTTTTACAGTTAATGTACCGTTTCTAAAAGCAATTCTACCTAATGTTACTTGCCCTTTTTGCTCATCAACAAGCGGCGTTGGCTGATTAGTAGCGTACCGAAGCTCCCGCGAATAACCTAATTCTTCATCAAAATACAGTAAAGGCTTTCGCTGACTGTGTCTTGAGGGGATGGTAAACAATAAAGGAGATTTTCCTGTAGCAATATAATAAGTTCTATCTTTAAATTCAAACACTGGCTTAGCCGGCGCTTTTTTAATTGGAGCAGTTTTAACTGCTGTTTTTTGAGTTGCAACCTCAACTGTTTCTGCTGTAGCTTTTTTAGCCATGATATAATATAATTAAATAATTGATAAAAAGTAATAATTACCCCCGCCAATACAACGAGGGTAACAATTACATTAGTTAAGCTTTATGCTTTTTTCAATAACACAAAGTTGTTAGCTCCTTGTACACATAAACATCTTTCTGATAAGAAATGAACGTTCATTGCATCTTCGTCGCTTGTATAGTTTCCACCAACGGATCCAGTAATCCAAGACTTCATTTTACGGTCGTCAGCTTCAGAAGCTCTATAACGAATGTGTAAGAATGGTCGTGAAATATTTTTTCCTAATTGCTGATCGTAAACTGTAGAAGTTCCTGCAGGTACGATAACACCTTCAACATCTCCAACTAATCCACGAGTGGTAGCGTCGTTTAAGTATTTCCAGTCAGTCTTATAGAAATCGTAAGATCCTCTACGGAATCCGCTAAATCCTAAGTTAAGCGCCATATCTGAAGAGTTGTCAAATACTCCATAAGAAGTACCATCAGTACCATAAGAATTTTGCTGTGCTAACATATTGTCAATACCTAAAGAAGTTGCGCGATCTAAGAAAAGCATATTTTCTTCAATAGCTCCTTGCTTGTCAAGTTCCTGTAAGATAACGTCAAAATCGTCTAATCCAGCAGCGCCTCCAAAGTTAGCGTCTGTGTAAACAAGACCTCTAGTTTCAAGAGCAGCAAAAAGCCCGTCAGAACCTGTAAGCTGTGTTCCACCACCAAAGTTGTTGTTAACGTCTGGCACAATAGGAGTTGCAGCTTTTTCAGCTTCAATCATTGCCATTTCTAATTGGTCTTCAAAACGAATACGTGCTTCGTGCTCAGACTTTAAGTACCATAAGTAACCAGATGTTCCAGCTTCAGTAGTAACTTCAACCCAACCAATTTGAGCAGTATCAGAACCGCTTACATTGTATTTATCTCTAAGTATGATTGGCTTATTGTTAAACTGCTCAAAAGCTGCATCAACAGAAGTACCTGCATTAGAAGTTCCTTTTGCATACTCAGAACCATATACAAATACTTTAGCGTCGGCCCCAGAGTGAGCTGTGATTGTTGGAGTTGCATAACCTACCACTGTTAATGTAGCATCACCTGCGTTAGGAGAATCCGCTGTAACAGTTTTTACGTAAGCTTTTTCTACAGTTAATCCATCAGCTGCAGCAACTACGATTGTAGCGCCTGGGCCAATAACATTTCCTTTAGCTGCAGGAATAACAACTGTTGTAGTAGTAGTTAGTACGTCTTCATATGCAATGTGTAATCTTCCTTGCTCAGACCATACTACTGTATCTGAAGCCATCGGCATTTCTGCTCCTACCATACGTAAGAACCCAGAGATCGTACGGTTACCGTAACGCTCTACTTCTTTCTCATATACTTCTGGTAAGAATTGTTGTGTAAAATCTAAATCATTTAGAGTTAGATAGTTATCGTTAAATAATGTTTGTGTTGGGCGTGGTGTTAAGTGCGCTAAAGCACCTGCACTGCCTGTAAATGAACCTGCTGCGGCCATAATTTTTAAGTTTTAAGTTGTTGTTTTATTTTCTTTTAATTCCAAACCTAGGCGAACTAGAAGATTTAATTGACTTAACCGTAAAACCGCCTGGCATACTGACTTTCTCATGAGCACCTCTTGGGCTCATATCAATATTCTTGGCTTTTTCAACACTGCTTTTCATTGCGTCGGCTTTGCCTTGCTCGTAAAAGTGGTTTGCAATTGCATCTGGATTCATAGCTGTAAATAAAGACTTGTGATAACCTGCAGCGTCATTCATTTCATTTTTATCGTTCAAGAACTTCTTGACCAAATTATTGATGTCGCTTTGGGTGTCTTTAACCTGATCTACATTATTAACTTTAAACCTAAATTTCTTTTCTCCAACATTGAAATCAAAACCTTTGAAATCATTAGAAAAAAGCTTTTCTGTTTTGTTTTTAAATGTAGACACTTGCTGTTCAGCTATTTTAGTTGCCTGTTCGTTTTCTTTTTTATAACGGTTAAAAAACTCAACCGCTTTTTGTTGTTCTGGATTTAATTTTGATCCAGCTTTAATTTCTTCGTAATACTTAGCCTTTAATCCATCTAGGTGATTTTTAGCTTTTGCTAACTCTTCTTTATGAGCTAACTTTTTTCTACGTACATCTCGATTTTCATCTAGCTCTTCATCATAAGCAAAATTATCTTCCATTAAGAAAGAAATTTCTTCCGAGTCTAAATGAGGTCTAGTTGTTTCGTAATATTCTCTTAATAATTGTGTTTCATTCAATGAAGCATAATCTGTATTAAGCTTAACATAATCCTCAAGAGATCCTCCTGTTTCATTCATAAACTCAACTACCTTTTGAATATTCTCAGGTAATTCAGCTCCTGCGTCAGCCTCTATTAAAGCCTGCTCAACCTGCTCTTCAAGCTCTTCTGCTTGCTCTTGTACTTCTTCTTCTGTTATTTCTTGAAGAACTGATTCTTCAGCTTGAACGGGGGTTTCCTCATTTTGGACGGGCTCCCGTACTTCTTCAACCACTTCTTCGCTACTTGGCGTGTCTTCGGGTTGTTCGACAGGAACATCGCCTGCATCTGTTTCTTGTTCTGGAATGGCATCTTCTGTTGGTTTATTTAATTCTGATAAATCAACCTTAATAACGCCGTCCTCGAACGACATAGGTTTTGCTTCTTGCACAGTAGTCTCTTCGACTACAGGTGCTTCTTTTTCTTGTTCTTCTGACATGATAAAATATTATATAATTATTACTATTATTATTACCTAGGCTCGAAGGAACCTAAGTTAAAGTTGCCGCTAAGTATATCGTTTCCGCTAGATTCGAAGTTTTTAGGCGGCAAATCATTTTGTCTTTGATTTATTAATTCACTTTGCTGTGTGGCTTGTAATTTAGTACGATCGTCTTTACGATCCTCTTTTTCTGCTAATTCTTCTTTCTTGCCTTTAACCTCAATGCCTTTTAAGCGCATATTCATTTCGAATTCTAAAGACATTAATTCTTTCTTCAGCGAAGCCTCTTGTATCAGCTTTTGAGAATCAATTTGGGCTTTGGCTTGTTCTAATGCAATTTTCTGTTGTATTAAAGCTTGTTGTTTTTGAACCTCAGCCTGAGCTGCTACTTGCTGAGCTTGAGCGTTAGCATTTGCTTGAGCCTGTATATTTTGTTGCTGCATTTGCTGGTCTTTCAATTGCTTTTCGTTTCTTCGTATCTTGAGCAATTGATTAGCTAATTTTATATTTTTAATCTCTCTTAGATCAATAGCGTCGGATAAATCAATAAGTCCGCTTTGAACAGCAGCTTGTATATTATTTTCTAGTACAGCTCTTTCTTCTTCATCTGGTTGAAGCTCAATAAATATACCAAAGTCATATAAATATAAATCGCTCATTTCCTCTAGCACTGCTACATTTTGATTACCTATCTTATGTACAAACGCTTCTTTTGTTGGCGAATATTCTAGTATATCAGATATTCTTAATGATAATCCTTCGCATAAATCTGCAGTTAAAAACAAACTGCCTTCTAATATGTGTCGTGTTGCTACATTTGAATTTGCCGCCGCAAGCTTTTGCACACCTACCAATGCTCTAGAATCCGGGGTGCTGCCATCTCTAGCTTCATTAAGTCCCGTCACATCACGGATCATTTGCATATAGTAGTTATAATTAGCGATTAAGCTTTGCATTTTTTGACCACCAGCACCTGTTGTAATTTCTTGAATAGGCACTTTACCTGGATTCATATCACCGTCTTGTGTAAATGATCTACCAATAACAGATCCCGTTTGAAAAAACATATTCAATGCTTCTTGCGGATTGTAGTTTGTCCCGTTACCTAAGTCAACCTCAGCTAAACCATCAGCGTCAAGATAGACTCCATCTGGAACCATTCTCGACATTACTTGTTGTAGCTTTAAATGCGTAAGCTGAATCATATCTGCAAAACCAGTTATACGGCTTACTATAGATTCAATTCTGCCTCTATACATTCTTGGAGCTACAATACTATAGTTCATTTTAACTTTAGTATAATCACTTTTAGGACGTATCATATTTTTAGCTAACTCCCATTTAAGCAATTGCCCACCTAGTACTTTTACGCCTTCATAAACAACCTCTAAAGATTTTGACAATTTAGATATGCCATACTCTTCATACATTTCTTCTGGCGGATTAAACTCATCAGTTTTAGGTATTATTTTAGCCGCTCCTGTTGCTGTTTCTTTAACTTTGTAAACTTCGTTTGTGAACGTTTTATAATTAAAGTAAAGAACCTGAACAGTATTTGAATCATCATAATCAGAATTACTAAGAGTCCTATCGTAAAACCCGTTATTGCTTGTGCTTTGACCTGCAATTTTTTGTAAATCATCATTAGTAAGCCAAGGGAATTCTTTTTTAAGCTCGTTTAAATGAACAGCTTTTACTTCTCCGACATAATATATATCTTCAAAGTAGGGTGAATCTGTGTATGACCAAACTAAATTTACCGGATCAACGTACTCAACAGTTGCTCCTTCTGCTTTACTGAATGTATTCTTAACTGCTCCAATACCTATAGTTGTTAAATCGTAGTTACATCTGCGTTTAATCAAATCATAATTATTGCCGTCTAATAAAACATTTAAAGCTTGCTCTTCTGCTAATTCAACTTGTTGCTTGTAGCTAAGTTGCATGTGTAAATCTAGCTCTTCTTTATTTTTAGGCAATACGTCTACATTGCTTTCAAATAAATTTACACCAAATTCTTTTTGAGCAAACTCATTAAGTTCTTTTGTTTGCATATCACGTATTATAGCTTCCATGTACTTAGTTCGTTTTTCAACTCCGTATGGATCTTGCGAGTATGCTTTTATATCAAATTGTCTATCTGAAATACCATTAACAACTATATCAACAAATTTTGGTATAATTGGCACTGGCTTCCAGTCTAAATTCAAATAAGATAAATCGCCATTAATAGACAGTTCATCTTTATATTTTTGTATTCCTTGCTCTCCTCGAGCATATAATCTTAGATTATGAAAAGTAGCTTGATTACTTTTGAATCTGCTATTTCCATTATCGGAACTAAACCATTCATTTTCAATAGCCCTACCGATGGTGTTCCCATAATCTTTTGACATTTTCTCGGCATCGCTTGCTATTTGACTCGGAAAATAACTTGTTACAACTGACTCAGCCATATTTTTATTTTTCTATTAGTTTTGATAAACCACCGGAATTGGTGTATTTAGCTATTTTTAAATTTATTTTATTTTTCTCTACTTGTGGTCTTGGGTGATATAAATGTCTGTTGCAAGCCATTATGGCCAAGCCGGAACTAATCGCAGCATCAAACTTTGTTCTTTTATTTATATCAAATCTAGACCATTCATTTAGGGTAGTATTAAAATACATAGTACCATAACTACCATCTTCCTGTAAGCCAACGTGTCTGTCTATATAACTTTCAATAGCGGCTGCGTGTGCTTGTTTTATATCTTCACTTGAGTTTGGCATACCTCCAATTTCTCTTTCTGTAACTGAAAGCTTATTCCAAACTTTATCAGGTCGATTCATTGAATAACCTCTATATCCTCTTCTTTTAAAATAATACAATAATCTAGGCTTGTTGTTCTCAGCTAATATTGGCATTCCGTAAAATACACATGCCATCAATACATCTTCAAAAAACATTTCAGCGGTTTGAGGCCTAGCTATATATTCTAAAAAGAATGTATTAGCAGGGGCATCTTCCATGCTAAACTTAGTTAAACCGTGCAAAGCCCCTTTTGAACCTTGCCCGTCTGTTGTTCCTGATATATCATAGCTATCACATCCAAATGCACCCATATGTTCATTACCCGGGCTTTTTAATCCATTCTTCACTATTTGCCTATTCTGTAAAGCAACGCTTGGCACCCAAGAAACTTTGAATCTGCCGCTTGGGTTTGGAGTGAATATGATTGTAGAATCTTTAACTCCATTAGACCACTGAAAATTACCTGTAGTTAATACGCTGGTGTTACCAAGATCTTCGTTGTAATCTATTTGTTCGTATATTTTAACTAAGTTAAATATGCTGTTCTTTGTTTCATCTCTGAACGCATGCTCTTCCGTGCGTGGAAACTGTCTGTAAAATTCATTTAAAGCGTCCTGGTCTCCTTTTAATCCATCCGCTTCATTATCCCAGTGTTCAATTACACCAACGTCTATAGCGTCTCCATATGGGCCCACTGCTTCTTCTTTAGGCGTATTAAACACGGGCATTCCATATTCATCTATAAAACCTTCGTAGTTCCATTCCATTGGCATAAACAAAGAATATAATCCTGATGCGGTTTGGCCATTCCTATTTCTTTTGGTAACATCGGAATTGTTATAAAGCTTTTTAAAGTTGTCGCCTCCTTTGTCTAAAGCGTTTGATGTTGATCCCATCATACACTTGCCTATGATTCTAGAACCTAAACGTAAACATGTTTTTGTTACTCGCCAGTTGTTTAATATATTATCTGGTCTTTCCCACTTTCCACTTTCATCATGCACTAGTAGCCTTAATTTTTCACCATCGTACGAGTTGTCCCCTGTGTTTTTCCAGTCAATTGTTGTATCAAGTCCTTCGAGCGATTCTTTATTTTCTTTGGTTTGAATTGATTTACGGGTAAGTCTTGAAGCGGGTATTCTATAAGCAAGTTCGGTTTTTGGCCTGTCCATACCGTCCTGGATTGGTTTGAAAAAGAACGGGTAGTTAACTGATATTGGTACGACTTTATCTGTGAACATTTTCTTAGCATCGCTTCCAGACTTAGACAAGATACCATACCGTGCATCTGATGTAATTGTTGCCAAATTAACGGTTTCTGCTGAAGACATAAAAGAAAATCCGGAACGACGGTTTTTAAGGTAGCACATTCCGTAAGATCGTGGGTCTGCTTTGCAAGCTTCCCAGAATATAAAGAATAATCTGTTTGCTTCCCTAAAGTCTGGCTTCCCAACATCAATCTTGCTGAACTGCAAGTACATAAAATGAGTGCCAGTAATGTAAGTAGCCACGCCTTTATTATTGAACCAATGGCCTTCTTCTCTGCGTTTAAATTGTTCATCTATATATGGTTCCCACTTGTTTTGGAAATCTTCCGGATAATCCCGCCAATCAAAAACACTTGTTATTGATTTTAGCTCTTTAGGATATTCTTCTGCTGTCCATTTATTTGTGGATTTATTAATTTTACTAGGTTGTTTAGGAAGCGCTATTTTAAGGCCTTGTATATTGTAGATTTCTCCAACTTGCCCTGTCTTGCTTATAACAACCACGTCGTGTTCTTTGTTATAACCATACCTCCACTTTTTAGATTTATTAAGCCTAGCTATAGTATTTGATCTTATTGGCGTTATTATGCTATACAATGATTGCTCGTACATTACTTAGATCTTTTTTCTGCAAAACCTTTAAAAGCTTTTTTTTCAACTTCTTCCTTAGGCTTATTATTTAATAAATCTTCTTCTTCTTTGATCCTGTTTAATATTTCAAAGGCATCAAATATAGCTAGCTTTTTTGTAGCAGCAGCATTCTTAAGCCTGTCAGCTGATATATCATCTCCTGAGTCAACGATCTTTTCGCCTGCCACTTTTATTAATTCTTCAACTGCTTTATGTCCAGCTTGGATTATATTCAGTTTCGTTTCCTTGATATTCATATTTAATTGTAATTGAATTAGTGGGTACTCTATAAACTCTATCTTTATTGATAACAAATTCATACTCTGCCCCTGGCTTAAAACCTACTAAATCACCTTCTGATAACACTTTAAGTTCTGGATCTTTTACGTACAAAACCCCCATACCTTCTTTTTCAAAGTTAATTGAAAACATTTTTGTTTCTTTAATAGGTTTAACAAAGTTAAAACCTTTGCAAGCCGTCCAGTCGCAACATCTTTTATAAGCATACACTTGGTCTTCACTCGCAAAATATATGTTATCTTTATAATATGACTTACTGTTTTTTTCAATACCTCTAATGTCTTTAAAACGCCTAAAAACATTATGGTGCACTATTACTTTATCGCCTACTTCAATTTCTGTTTCTATCTCAGAAGGTACAGCTATAACTTTAGCTACTCTATTCGAATAATTATGATTATGAAGTTCTGTGTTTAAAATAAGCTCTGAGTCTTCTACTTCTTTTTTATTATTATATCTATCCCCTACGGGTTCTATAATAAAATCAAATAAAGCTTTCATTAGTATTGCAAATCATATTCAACTGCAATTGCCATATTTTTATTAAAATCTTTCCAAGGCAATAACTCATCTCCTTTTTTTATATATATAGAATACTTATTTTCTTCTTCTATTATATTAGCTATAGTATGACCGCCATACACTTCCTGTCCAACAGCATAGTGCATGGCGTCATTTTTATAGTCTCTCCCTATACTAATCTTCCGTACTAGGCTCATCTTCCTTTATATCTCCAGTTGAAATATCTACTGATACTTGACCGTAAACATCTTCTAATTTTTTTTGTACATCAGATAAAGTTGCTTTTGCCGTCTCCATAGAATGCAGTACTTCATGCTTTTGAGCTTCCAGTCCGCCTATTTGCAATTGTAAATTATTCATAGCGTTAACCGCTTCTTGCAATTCTTTTAATTCTTCTTGTGTTAATTTTTTTGACATTTGATTTAATTTAATTGTTATTACTTATATTATTAATTACGTGTTATGTATAATAACTACTTTATGAACCACAGGATCTTTCGAATGACCAAGCGGTCCCTTGCGGCCCTGTTACTCTAATAGTAACAAACGGTGAAGCCTGGTAATCGGCTGTGGTGTAAACCCACCAAATTAATTGTTGATAATTACCGAATAAAGGGTTTGCATTTCCTGTTTCTAAAATATAAGCGTTAGCCCTTGTTGGAATTGCACCTTTATTTGTTCCTATAAATTGATCTGTACTTAACGTTTGGTTCGTTGTAGGCACCACATTAGAAGGCTCTGTCCCGTAAGTGTTATCAAATAGGCCGGCGTTTGCTGTTGTCATTCCAGAAGTAGCAACTTTTGTTCCATTAGCGTTTCCATGAATTATTTCTAGCTTGTCTGGAACTCCTTGAGCATCAAACATAACAGTTATAACTCCTCCAGAAGGATCCAAAGCTATAGTATTATCTGTTATGCCTCCTCCGCCTGGTAAAGCTACCGCGCTGCAAGGAAGACCTGTATCATTTCTATCTGGCCACCAAACACCGTTTAATATCGCAGACCAATTCATTATTGAATAGCTACAATATCCGCAACTGTAGTATTAACCCCTGTTACAATAGTGTTAACTATGCAAGGTAAAAAACTACCGTTTGGAATATTTTTAAACACTACAGGAGTATTAGGTGAGCCCATCAAAGTAACCTCTATATCACCTCCGCTACCTAAATACAATGCGCAGTTTCTAACATCAGTAGTCCCTGCGACAACTGGAAACGCATTTGTTCCAAAATCTGGTTGATTGTTGAATTGTCCCATTATTTATTTTTTGTTATTTATTATTGATTTTCCTTTTTCCCAAGATCTTCCTACAAAATAAGCTCCATAAACAGTAACTAATAAAGTTTGAAATATTGGTATATATTCTTCTGCTATTACAAATTCCCCAACGTTACCGTCAAAAAACGCGCAAACTGTAAATATAAAAGTTAAGTATATAAGTACCATTGGGCGAATGTTTTTAGACAAGAAAGAATCGGACTGCATGTCTGACTGCCACCTTGCTGTAACTTGCTCTTGCGCTTCTTTATCAGCTTTTTCAAGAATTTCTGTAATAAGCCTTTGAGCTTCTAGCTTCTCTTCCTTTGTAGTTGTTAAGTTATCTAAAACCTCGCCAACCTCTTTTATGACGGAACCCGTAAGCCATTCCCAAATTTTCTTCATTTATCCTAATATATTTAATTCTGGATCAATCGCGTTTGCTGATTGAGAATAAGTGGAGCCTTTTCTTTTTGACAGTCTAGCTTTCTTTTTTTCAATAGCTTTTTCTTTTCTTAGGGCTTTCTTTTCGTTTCCTTTTGCTCTTGCAATATCAGCTTTATTTTGCTTCTTATCTATACTCCTGTTCTTTCTAGCGTTTTTCTTAGTAGTTGTTTTTTTAGCAGTTTTTACAGCATCCACTGAAGCTTTATTGTCTATAGACACAGGTTTTGTTGTAATAGTGCTAACTGGTTTTGCTTTCTTTTTAGCTACCTTGGTTGTGTCATCTTGTTTCCATCCGCGTCTTGTGTACTCATCTCTACGAGCCTGCGTATTTAAACCGAAGTTTTTCATGCTAGCATTGTACTTCTTTCCAGACGATTTTGTTGTTGTATTTTTAGCAGTATCTTTTTTCTTGTCGGTAGAAGCTGTTTCTTTTTTCTTAACTTTAGACTTATAGGTGCCTTTAGCCTTAGCCAAAGCATAGTCTCTAGCCGTATAACCTTCTGTTAATGACGGATTCTTTTTTGTGTCGTAATCAAATAAGTTCTTTTCAAACTTTTGAATATTTTTTGATTTTCTATTAGCCGCGCGCATTAAGACATCCATTTGTTTAGGATTTTTGTTGCTTGCTGCTCTTTTAGTATCGCTGTCTAAACTTAATACATTTTTTCTATAGCTATCAAGTCTTTCGTTATAGCTAGCTGCATCTTTTTCTTTTTTAGCTTTTATAGCTTTGGCTTTTTGATTAGCTTTTGTTTTTTGCTGCGCATCATATTGCGAACTAAAATCCTGTGCTTTTGTTTGTTTAGCAGGGGTTGTTGCTTTCATTTTTACTGGAGCGCCTACATTAAGTAGAGGCTGTGTAATACCACCTTTGGTAGTGCGTTTAATTTTAGCTGTTATAGGGGTGCAACCACCGTTTGATTTGTAAGCCATTGTTTTATTTTTTATATGGGAATATTTCGTTTAGTTTTTCTTTTCTTTTTTTGCAACCACAGCCGCCGGGGATTTTATCGGCTAATTTTTTAATACCTGTTGCTTTTGTAAATTTTTCTATTGAATCCCCTAGTCCTTTTGATTCCATTATATTATATTTTAAGAGTGTCTACTACAGCACCATCTTCTTCTTGCCGCTTTTCCCCTTGTACCTGTCCAACTCTTAGATCTAGAACAAAATGCTTTTTGCCTTTTATAAGCTGCTGTGCCAACTTTAACGTCACATTTGGTAACTGCTGTTTTAAGCTTGCTGCCAGGATTATCAGCTCTATACTTCTTCACTCCTTTTTGTGACATACCTCCGCCTGCTGCTGCTCCTTCTTTTCTGCCAGCTTTTACTTCGTTGTAATAGCCTTTTGACTTTTTACGGGACGGTGCATCGCCTTTTTTCTTTAAAGGTGAATCGCAGCCGCAGTTATTTTCTTTAAAGGGATTATTTTGTATATATGCCATAATTATTATTTTTTACCGTAACCTTTCATTTTAAACCCTGATCTCATTTTGCCTGGAGCTGCTTTAATTGCGGCCTGCAAATGCTGAGGTAATTTATGTTGATTGCCCTGTAGTTTTTTTACAGCAGGACTTTTAGCTTTCATTTGAAAAGGGGCGGGCTTCATAGTTATGCCTTGAGAATACTGACCTGGTTTATATAAATCAAGCTCACCTAATTGTTTAGCTGTTTCCATCATTCCAGAAAAAGGGGTTTGACCCGGCATTGGAGCACCAGCAGATTGACTAGTTGTCACACCCGATTGTGCGGCAATTTCAGCACGTCTAGCTTTTTTAGCTTCTTGCTTAGCTGACTCTAACTGCTCTTCCTTACTTAGTTCGCCTTTATCCATTTCTCTTTGGCCTTGGTAATATCTTTCACCTGCTGCTCTTCCGCTTTTTACGCCTTTTTGGATATTAGAGGACATTGCTTTTGCTGTATCATACCCTACTTCAGCTTGTTGAAGTTTTCTAAGCTCTTTTTGGGACAAACCTTCATTTTGCGTAAAATTACCTTCTTTATCAAAAGTACCGTATTTTTCCATTTTACGACGCTTTTTGTTTACTTGACGATCGCTTCTAGTTTGAGCTCTTAGTTGACGACGCACTTCCCAAGGTTCAAGCATAGTGCCTTTTTTCTTAGTTGTCATAAGGTTTGTATCGTAATCTAGGTCTTCTCCTTTTTTCGTTGTAGTAATTTCTTTTTCCCCGCCGCTTGTGCCATATAAAGGGTCCGCTTTAGCTACTTTAGAATATTCTTCAAAAGATAAATCTTTGTATTCAGAACCTCTATCTTTATAAGCTTCTTGTAGACTTTTTTTAGGCGTTTTTACTATTTCAGTTACAGTTTCGTCTTCACCCTCTTCCCTGCCGTATTTTTTTGCCTTAGGATCTTTTGTTTCTTTTGCCGGAGAGTATTTTAAAAAAGGTGATCTTTTTACTCTACTAGTTATTGGTTTTTGCATCTTAGTTAGGTTAGTTTGTTTTATACTTCTGGAGTTTCAGTTGAATCAGTGGTTATCGCTGCGTCTGCTTGCCCCTTATTTTTGTCGTCATTTTTGTCGTCATCATTAGGTTTGCTTTTCGGTGCGCTACCTCCCGCGGGGGTACTTTGACCTCCAGAAAACTTTTCAGCCATTCCTTTTCCATAGTCTACAAACTTTTTTGAAGCAGCTACATCTGCAGCTCCTTGTACTAAGCCCATATTCATTTTACACGCGCTGGACGCTTTACTTGTTATTGATCTTGCTTTATATGCCATAATTATGAATTTTTATATGCTTCTCTTTCCCATTCAAAGTCGCCACCTTCTTCAGCGCCTTTGCCGGTTTTTTCATCTATTAATTGTCCATTTATTCTTTTGTAAACTCTAGCCGGTGATTTAGTATCTTTTTTCCAAGTTACAGTATTGTCGTCATACTGCAATCTACCTTGAGCCATTTGATCTAAATGTACTTTTTCGTGATTTACAGCCTCTTGTTTCTTTTTACCTTTTAGTGACTTGTCTATAAAAATAGTACCATCATTATTAGCTTCACCTAAAATGCCGCCTTCTAATGTTTTTTTAAAAACAGGTGTATTATAAGTTGAGGTTTCTTTGTCTATTCCAACAAGGTCTGCAAAATCTTTTAATCTGAATCCCATTATCTATCTTTGTCGTTAATCATATCGTCAATTGCTTTATTAAAAACTTTATCTGTATATGATTTATTATTATAAAAAACACTAGTCGTAGCTGTAGGTAGATCCTCTTCCGCGAGAAGTATTCTATATATTCTATTTATTAATCTTTTTGACTTTGAAGAAACTTTATAAACAGCATACTTAGAAGTTGTTCTATTGCGTTCTTTAAAAACATCGATCCAGCCATTCCTTCGTAATCTTTCCCATCGGTTTTTATCCCAGCTGTAGGTGTATACCCCATTAATAAAATCATTACGTGTAAACAACTTTTTACAATCTAGGTATATGAGCAACTCAAGATCAGCGTCTTTAAGATCATAAGTCTTACAAGCCCATCGTCTGACGAGCCTGTAATACTTAAATAAATTTATTTCCCTAAGATCTTCTCCTGTTAATCTCATTCAACAATAACAACATCTTTAACAGTTATAACAACATGAAAATTATCTTTCCACTCTATACCAAATCCCGCGTGTTTATCGTATCTAATAATATCACCTTCTTTGATTCCTGTAACTTTATCTCCAGCACTTATAACTTTACCTTTTAAGTACCTAATGTCGCTATCCTGCTTTTCGGTTAATTCGATACCTCCAACTTTTTTAGGAGCTTCTTTTATCTTGTCTATAACTATGTAATAATTAATCGCTTTCATTATGCTAACCTTTTATTACTGATTACACAATCCGCAGAGATGATGGTTGTTACTACACTTACAGCGTTTTTAAGAGCTGACTTAGTAACTAAAACAGGATCTATAATACCTGCTTTAATCATATTAACTTCTTTGCCTGTTTTAACATCAATACCTCTATTCTTAACAGAAGGCTTTTTAATTTCAACAATTCCAGCATTATCTAGTATTGTATAATAAGGAGCTTTGATTGATTCAAATAATATCTCTTCTCCTTTATTTTTTGGCTTTAAAGTATTTGCTGCGTTCAGTAAAGCAATTCCTCCTCCAGCTACAATGCCTTCTTTGTAAGCTGCCTTTGTAGCATGGATTGCGTCCTCAACTCTGTCTTTCTTTTCTTTAAGCTCAACAGGAGTGTCTGCTCCTACATAAACAAGACCTACTTTTCCGGTTAGCATTGACAAACGCTGCTCTAGTTTCTTTCTAAAAAACGGGTTTGTTTCTGTTTCTATTTTCTTATTAACATCAGCTACTCTGTCTGTAATATCAATCTCATCGGATATTTGCAATACGGTTGACTTGTCATCAGTTACAGCTTTGATTGCAGATCCTAATACATTTGGATCAATTAAATCTAAATCATCTCCAAGCTCTTCATTTATAATCGTTGCACCCGTAAGTAAAGCTAGATCCTCTATAGTTTCCTGCCTTGTTGGGCCAAAGCCCGGTGCGTCAACTATATTTACTTTTATATTGCCTTTTACTTTATTTGACAATAATGTAGCAAATGGCTGCTGCTCTACGCTAGCAACTATCAGTAAGCTTCTTTTTGATTTTATAACGTGTTCTAAGACGCTTTGTATTTTTCTTATATTAGGAATAGGAGAAGAAACAATAAGCACGTAAGGATCGTTTAAAACAGCCGTTCCTTTGTCTTTGTCTGTTATTAGATGCGGCGATTTTAGCCCGCTATCAAATTGTACGCCTTCAACAAAATCAACATAAGTTTCATTTGTATCAGACTCCTCCATTAATACAACTCCATTTTTTCCAACTTGCTCGTAAGCTTCGCCAATTTTGGTTCCAAGTTCTGTGTCGTTATTGCAGCTAATGATAGCAACGTTTTGTAACATTTCCCCTTTAACTTCAGTACTGGTTTTATCAAGATATACCTTAACTTTATCAGCACCACTAATAATGCCACTTTTAAGTTCTCTAACTTTTTCTTCATCTAAATGTTTATTTGCAATTTTTAATAGAGAGTGAGCAAGCACGGTTGATGTTGTTGTACCGTCTCCTGCTTCTCTAACTGTATTTCTAGCTGCTTCTTTTATTAGTGTCGCACCTATGTTTTCAACCGGATGTAATAAGACTACGCTTTCTGCAACGGTTACACCGTCTTTTGTTATTACCGGCTTTCCAAGAGCATCTTCGTAAATAACGCATTTTCCTGAAGCACCTAAGGTTGATTTCACTGCGTTTGCTAATTTTTCTACTCCTGATATAATTTGACTATTTGCCTCACTTCCGAAAGTAAGGGTTTTAACGATTTCGTTAGGATTATTAAATTCCATTAAATTAAATTTGATTGATTTTTACTTGAATGTTTTTACTACTTTTGGTCCGTTTATAAATTTAACTTTCTTATTGTAGTGCTCGACAGTCTTATCAACAGATGTTTCAGCCGCTTCAATTGTTTCACGTCGTGTTACATCTTTCCATTCGTTTTCATTTCGAATATCCTGATATTCTGTCTGGTAATAACCGTTTGGCAGTTGAACTATACGCCAATTTTTTTTATCAGCAATATGCTCCCACAGTTTTAAACGGTTTTCATCTGGTTGCGGGTGACTACTCCACGATTCAGTCTGGTAAAATAGTGTCATTGGTTTTGGTTTTAAATTACTATTGGTTTTATACCTTTATGGTATGGTTATATTATTACGTGTAAACTTAATTATTTACTCCCCTATTGTCATTGTTATAGACGTTGGGTTTATTAAGGCTTCTATTTGACCAGCAATACCAGCTTCTATAGATGCTACTTGCTCTTCGCCCATAGCCTCCTTAGTCCACTCAACAACTATTTCGTTGGTTAAGTCTTCAAATGGTATAAAATCACCACCTTCATTTAAAGGTACAATTTGAGTTCCTATGCTGCTCGCAAAATAATCTCCATCAACACCTGTTACTGTCCAGTGTACGTTGTACACTACATCCGTCTGCCCTTCTTCTTGAGGGTGTACATCTACTGTTTTACAATTCCAATCGTAAGTTACTGCCATTTTTATTTATTTTCTAAAGTTTGTATTCTTGTTTCTAGTTGTTCTATTTTTGATATAGCTTCTTGAAGAGCTGCTGTCAATAAAGGTACTATTTTAGCTTGATCTATTCCTTGATAAGATGGTTTATTATTTTCATCAACCGCATCCTTTTCACCTGATACAGCTTCTGGTATTACTTCAGCCACTTCGTGAGCTATAAAGCCATCTACTTTATAATCGCTTGGTCCTTCTTTCCAACTAAACCTATTAGGTTTTAATTTATTTAATCTATCTAGAGCGTTGTTTATAGGTGTAATATTTTCTTTAAGTCTATAATCCGAACTCGTATTGTATTGAACTCCGTATTGGTTCATAGATATGTAGCCCCTAACAGCATAGTTAGATCTTATAAATTCTATAATTCGTAGCGGAGTGCTGGTAGAAGACGATGTAGATCTTATTCTCATTAGCTGAGAAGATGAGTTAGATGTAGATCCTTGTATATAAAGCTTAGAACTTGGACTAGTCATTCCAATACCTACGTTGCCGCCAAGTGGATTTAATAACATGTTATAAGCTGTTGCAGAGGTATTGCTTTGAGCTTGCAACCAAGAAGCCCCAACATTGTTTACACCTATATTTAATCCATAGCTGTTAGCTGTGTTACTAACAAATAGCGGAGCTGTAGAAGATCCTAAAGATGGATCGTCGTCACCTGTTAAACCTGATACATGTAATTTAGTTCTAGGACCAGTCGTACCAATACCGAAATTGCCATTAGCGTGCAATGTTGCTCTTATAGAGTTTGATGTTCCTAAATATAAATTAGAAGTATATTCATTTACAAATTCTAAATCGTTTGTGTTTGTTCTATAACCTAATCTACTTACAACTGCTCCTCCATCTTGCTTTAATATTATTTGGGGATTATCAGTTTCAGTAACATTATCAGAGTCAGCTTCTATAAGTATTCTAGCTGGACCTGTTGATTTTAAATGCAGTAGCTCTGAAGGACTAGTTGTTCCAATACCAACATTGCCTTGACCTGAAACAACCATTTTATCTGAGCCAGAAGATCTTAATCTAAGTAGATATCCATTTGTTGTAGATGTATTATTCGCAAATATAGCTGAATCTGTAAATGATGAGCTTGAATTTTCTACAATTAAACCATTTTGAGCTGTCCCGTTAAAAATATGTGTTTTAGCGTTCGGCAAAGTAGTTCCAATACCTACGTTGCCGCCTAAAGGCTGAAGGTTTAAGTTGTATAGTGTCGTGTTTGTATCTGCTCTTTGAGATTGAATCCAACCCCATCCAGAGCCACTAACACCCATGTTAATACCATAAGATTTATTAGTATTTGAAACAAATAATCCTCCATTTGTAGTTCCTGCTACAGGAGTATCACTGCCAGCACCGCTAGCTACATGAAGTTTTGCTTTAGGGTCAGTCGTATTAACACCAACGTTGCCAGTAGTATTGTGTATTCGTATTCTTTCAGAACCAGCCCCGTAAAATATTTGACCAATACCTGATACTGTTTGGTTAATCAAATAATTATTAGTAACATAATTATAAGCTTTTACTACGCCGTTAGCTTGAAAAGCTATACCTCCAGATGTTGTTGTAGAAGTAGATCCCAAGCTTAAAGTTGTACTCGTGGAAGATATACTAGTAAGACTAGTAGTTCCAATACCAACGTTGCCTGAACTATTAATAACCATTTTTTGAGTAGCATTAGTCCAAAACTCCATGTTGTTACCAGCCATCTCATATCTAATCCTACCTAAAGTTTGAGTTGAAGCATTACCAAACCAAAGCTCAGCTTCATTAGCGGCTGTTAAAGTTAGAAAATTCCTATTACTAGCTGTGCTTTCAAATATAGCTGACGTTCCAAAGGTAGGTGACCAAGTTCTTAAAGTGCCGTTTGCTACGTGAAGTTTAGCCTGGGGACTAGTCGTTCCAATACCAACGTTGCCGCCGTTTAGTATGGTCATTTTTGTGTCTGAAAACTGAACGTTTCCAGAGTCAGCTGTAGAGTCTAAAGCAAAGTGCATGTCACTTCTTCCAAAACTACCCGCTGCATTTCTAGCTATAATAGCTGCTTTTTCATAATTGGTTTCAGAAGCAATAGTGCTAAACTTTAAAGTAGCCTCTGTTCCAGCGGCGCTATTGTAAGCTAGTATTTTTACGTCAGTATTAGAAGTTCCATTTCTAACAGTAAGTTTTTCACTTGGGCTAGTTGTTCCAATGCCGACGTTGCCGCCAGACAATATTGTCATTCTCTGCGAGTTATTAGTCCAAATGGCTAACGTGGACGCTTTGTAGTTTAGAAGGTTGACTTGACCTCCCATGTTTGAACTATTATTTATTATCTGAAATCCATTTGCGTTAGTATCTGTATTATTTGACATTTTTAACCTAGTAGATCCAGTTGAGTCATTTCTAACATGAAGATAAGTGTTAGAATCTGTTGACGCTACTTCTAGTTTAGAATCTGGACTAGTAGTTCCAATACCGACGTTGCCTAAAAAATAACCCTTACCATCAAAATATCCAGCCCATCCACCTGCTCCGCTAGCATCTCCATATATAGCAAAACCTCCTGAAGTACTTACTTTTCCAGCTACACCAACAGAGTTAGCGTAAAGCGTGTCTGTACTATCGTTTATTCCTAATACTGCCGCACGGTTTGTGTAATCCACTGGGCCGCTATTTGTAGTAACTGAGTGAAGTCTACTAGTTGGAGTAGTTGTTCCAATACCTAATCTCTGGTTAGCGTGGTCTACATATAATGGAGTCGGCACGTCGTTAACACGTCCCGCGCCAAATACCTCTATAGTACCATTAGTATTATCATCTCTAATTACAACACCTACTTTTTGAATATACTTTACTCCAGTTGGTTTTGTAGTAGTAAGACCTCCTGGAGCGTCACTTACAAACACCTCGTCGCCAACCTGAAAAGCAGATGTATCAATACCTGACACCTTACCAAACATGATAGCATCACCCTCGTCGTTGTTACCGCCAGAGGCATCTAAATCCTCGTTTAGTATACCTAAAGCTGGCATTTTGCCTGTAGCGTTATTGTCAGCTAAAGCAACTTCAATTAAGTTGCCGCTTGGTGGAGAGATAGATACATTTTCGCATATAACTTGACCTTTGGTCATTGCAGATAACGTAGAGTTTTTAACTCTTAAGATAACAGACTTAGCTTTATCAGCTTCTCCTGCTACAACGTCACCTTGGTCTATCCACTCGACGCCAGCTACGCCGTTTCCGTCTACTCCTAGTGAAGAAAGTATTTTCCCATCGGTTCCAGCTGAACCAGCTGAATCTTCAATACCAGCTTGAGACTCTATGTTACTTTTAAACTTCATAAATTAAATTTTATTTTTATTGTTACCCTATTTTCTGCACTAGGATAGTAATGTCTGTTGCTTCAGCTACTGATATAGTAGCTACAGAAGTTGATGCTTGTCCAACTGTGCCTGTTCTAGTTACATCACAGTATACAGTGTCTCCAGCAGCATTTATTGTTTGCACTATAGTATTCTTACCAAATAAATGGTTAACAGTTCCAGACAGATTTCCAGCTGCAATCGTGCCTGTTGCAGAAGTTGCGTTTAACTGCACAAAGCCGGTTGTGTCAACCGTAAAGTCGTCTTGATCGTAACGAGATATACCGAGTTCAGCGGTGACACTTGTACCTTGTGTAGCTATTCCAATATTGTTTTGAACGGTTGTCCAATCAGATAACGCTCCATTTCCAGATGCTAAATCGTCTTCCGCTATAAGAACATCTCCTACCTCAACGTTTTCACCATAAAAAGTACCTGCGACAGTGACTGTATATGTCCAACCTCTATTTACCGCTATTTGAGTTCCTCTACTGTCTAAGTAATCACTTGTGCCAGCCACTTTACCAGTTGCACCATCAAAGCCTCCTTGATAAATTAGTCCGCCAGCTACAGAATCATCAATGTAGGTTTTTACTAACGTTAAAGCCTCTACTGGTATATCTCCAAAAGTTGTTTTCTTAACTATATCAGTTGTTAATGCGGGATTTGCGTTATCTGTGAAGTCGTTAAAAGGTATTGTATCATCCGCTGCAGCTGTAGCCGAACCTTGATTAACCACATAATTATTAGATACACCAACACCGCCATCTACTTTTAAACCTACAGTAAGGGTTTTAGTTGTAGTTGCTTGGCCTGTTAAATTAGATGTTAAATCTGCAGTTGCAGCTATTTTAACAGTGTCACCTGATGCTATCGAACCGGTTATAGCGGGATTTGCGCTATCACTTAAAGTGAATGCGTAAGAGCTCGATACTTCAGCCCATTGGTAAGATGGAGGGTTTGTAGCAGGTGTTACTTCTTTACCTACTTTAAGCACGTTGCTTGTTGTGTTATAATATAACTGACCCTCTACAGGTGTTCCAGCAAGATTATCACTTGCTTGATTTTCTATCCTTGGATGAAGTAGCTGATTTTGGTTGTAATCAACGTTGTTTAAAAAATTAATTGCCATTAGTTTGTTTTTGTTAGTTTATGAAAGCTTGACCTGAAAAGGCTGCTGAAAAATTTATTGTTAAATTATTTAAGTCATTGAATACAACCTCACCATATATTTGTATGTTATTTATATTAACGGGGGTTACTGAAGGAAATTTGTTTAAGTTGTGTTGAACCGTCCACGTAGCAGATGCCACGGGCTGTGGATGCACGTAGTTTTTATCTCCTGCAGAATTAGAATCAACAAATTCACTAAATATATAGTAACCATTAAGCGATATTGCCCCATTTGAAACATAATTTTCTAATGTTACTAAAAAGAAGCTAGGTTCCGCAACATCCGTTGTTATCGATGTTACTTTATACGTCCCAAAGCTATTAATATTCCCTGCTTCGGCTAGTATTATATCCTTACCTATAAATAAAGGTAAATATTGAGCAACCGATTTATTACCTGGAGCCGTCTTACTTATTAATACCTGTGTTATATCACTAAACTGAGTTCCAACGCCGCCTCCTGCCACAAAACTAATTGTTCCTGCATCTCTACCTTGCGAAATATCACTTTGATATAGGAATATAGCTTGGTCGGCTACACCTAAAGCGTTTGACTGATTAAATAAGTCTATTACCTCTCCTAAAGAATAGTTTTTTGTTCTTAAATCTGCTCCAGGAGCGGTATCTGTGCCAATTACCTTGTCGTTTAATTCAGGTTTAGCATCAATGCCATATGTGCTTATTCTAGCCATGCGCTATTTATTATACCTCCACGGTTGATAAAACACCAGCGTCGTCTACCACAATTCTATAGTCAGTTCCACCAGGAGATGTTAATACAAAATTATCAATCCATCGCGCTGCGCTTCCGGTTGTACTTAATACTTGGCCGGGGGTTCCAGGCGAGCTTTGCTCATCTCTTACAATATTTTGAAAATTTGCCTCACCCTCAAACGTGGTGTCTCCATAAATTGTAATATTATCATTAAAAGCTACGGTGCCATTAAACACACTCCCACCACCGCCAACAGTTATGCTGTTATCAACATCAATATCACCTTGCACAGTTAAATCATCTATTACAGTTAAATTGACTCCAACTGTAATATTGCCGCCTACGTCCTGGGTTATAGTGGAATCACCTATAATTTGCCCGTCTGGGGTAAACATAGGTATTGTGTTTAATGTGCCAGTTCCAGTTATAATACTCTTAAGTGATATTAAACCATCGCCGAGAGCATCTATTGAATAATTCTTAGTTATGCTATTGTCGTCAGCATCAGTGCCCACTAATTTATCATTTAAAGATATATTAGAATCTAATGCGTATGTGGTAATTCTTGCCATGTTATTTTGTGTTGTAAGTTTGTCCTGATTCTTGCTGAGTACCTAAGCCTTCGTTTCCTCTGTTTGATTTAATAGAAACGAACTTCTGTCTTTTGTGATCGTAATCTTGACCGTCTAGGTTTTGACCTTTCTTTTTAGCCGCACTACGGACTCTCTGAGCATGCGCTTTTTTAGCCTTCCGTTCAGGGGTCATTGCATAAGCTTTATCTCTAGCAGCTTTAGCTCTTCTAGCAGATGGGGAAAGTTGTTGTCTCATACCATGTATGATTACGCACAATTATATAATACTAACATAGACCCCAATTATATAAAATGCGACAATAGCCTACTACTATTATATATAACTACCTAATGTCGCATTGTGAAAAAAATATTAAAAAATTTTTTGTTAGTTATGTGGAACTAAAGGGTTACGCTACGCTATACAATTTTCGGCCCCCGAACGGGAATTTACTTTTTTTTTACCAGCCCCCGTGCTGTTTTTGCGGATCTGGTGACGTTTCGTACGTTTTGCCACCGATAACTCAGACGACTATCGTAACTAATTTCCGAATTTTGTGTATAACGTTTCACCTTTTTGCAAACGTAGTACGATCGGTTTACGATAATATATACGAATAATAAATATAATAACTATGCAATTAAATAACCGAACACGAATCGAAATACTATCTACGATCGACGAATTAAATCAGTATCTAAACGGTAACGTAACGACCGACAGTCTACGCGATACGTTGGAGGAGTGTCAACTTGCACTCGATGGAATTTTTATAAACAAATAGAATTTTTTGCAAACGAAGTACGATAAGTATTCGATAATATAAATGAAAATAAATAATAACAATTAAATAAATAAAATTATGTCAAATCAAGAATTAATTACCAAAGCATTAACTAACATGTCAAACGAAGAAAAGTCTTTAATCTTCCCACCTATTACAAGAAAGAACTTTGTAGTACGTAAATCA